AGTTGGGAAATCGTGAGCGGTGTTTGGGTCATGGCTTAGGACGGCTGGGTTTGCAGCGAACGGCCGGAGCCGGTAACCAGCAACTGGCCGGAGCCGGTGCGGAGGAGGCGGGAAACTAGGGGGATGGATGCGGTGGCGGTGCGGGCTAGCCTCACCATGCTCCAGCTCAGCGCCCTAGGCTCGCTACCGGGCAGTGGCTCTGGCGGCCTTGTTGCCTTAAATGCAATGCCATCAACTACAAGCGAATGGTTGTAATCAAGATGGCCAAATTCTACGGTTCTGATCTTCAGCAGCCATGGGACAATTTCCACTCCATCATCAAAGACCAGCTCTTTGTTTTCCTCCAAAAAACCACGGCCAGTAACGGCGCCAGCAATTACGCTGACGCCGCCCATGAAATCCAGGGCTACCTTGTCAGCCTTAGCCGATAGGGTTGCCCAGGACATTAGAAGGTGCCATTGAGGCGGACGTGGGCTGAAGTGTCGCCAGAAGCGTAAGCAGCAGTCTGGGTAGAAGCTGCCGGGACAAACACGCCAATAAGGGTGTTGCCACTGGCGGATGCCGTCACGTTCTTGTTGGTGTCATTCCAGTACGCCTTGGCGTAAAGGCTTGCAGCAGCGCCGGTAGCCTTAAGAAGAACAAAAACACCTTCAAGGTGAAAGGTTCCTTCCTCGCCGCTGGCGAGATCAGTGGCAGCAACTCCAAAAACCGAACCAATCAAGGCGCCGCCACCGCTAGAAACCGCGTAAGGCGCAACAATTGGAAGCGATTCTCCTTTCTGAACGTAGTTTTTCAAGGGTTTACCTCGGGAATAGGGTGGGGAAGAGCCGGGGACGCCGGCCCAAGATCATTCGGATCAGACGCCGGTAGAGCGGTAGAAGCCGCGCCAGTCGGCAATGGTGACGTAGAAATCGTGGCGGACCAGCATTTCTACGCCGTCAGGGTTGCGCTTCTCGGTAGTGGTAATTGTGGGCCCACCCTCGCCGATCAGATACCCAAACTGGATCATATCAATCCTGCTAGGGCTAGCCGTTAGATACCACATAGCAGTGGAATCATCGGAAAGACGAGCCTCGCTGATTACTTGCATTGATCCGGCAAACGGGTTGACGGCATTCAAAGCATTAGGCGCGTATTGGGGCAGAAGAGCCGAAGATACAACCTGAGATGCAGCAGTATCCAGCTCAGGCGGCACAATCAAATAAGCAGGTGTCAGGTTTAGATGGCTCTTGGGTTCGTTGGGGCCGGAAGGAGCGGTTTGCTTTTTCAGTTTGACCTTGCCGGCATCAAGCCCGGCAATGCCAATAGCCCCAGTACCAGTGTTGCTGTGATCAGCATGAAACAACGCTTTACCGTCAAGGCTAACATTCGCCCCCAAGGTGCCCTCAGTAAGCAGCGCCCAAGTCAAATTAGATTCAAGCAAAGAACAACCCGCACCCAGCTTCGGGGCAACGCGGCTCAAAGCAGATAAATCATCATTGATAAGCATACGTCGGCTAATGCCTACACGTTTACCGTATTCGCTGAGCTGATAGGTAGTCTTGCCATCGGTAAAAGTGCCTGATTTGTATTCACCATTCTCTAGTATTTTTTCGGGTACAATAGTGGCATTCAACTGCACGCCAAAATTAGGCTTGAAGTCTGTGTTGTCTGACTGATTAGCCAGCACCCGCCAAGTTTGTACTTCTTCTTCATATCCTCTTAACAGTGTTTTATTAGCACTATCCATAAGAACATTCTGAAGATCAGAAGTCGTATGAAACGCCCGGTCGATTAGCTCATTGATGCCCATCATTCGCACATCAACACGGCTAAAGCCTCGCATGGTTTCAAGGTATTCCTTGGCCATATCAATGACGCTTAGCCGGGCATACTGGCGACCTAAGTCGGTCGGGGTCTTCACCGCTTTGCATCGAGCGTCAACACCTTCCTGCAGGCCGCGCATAAAGGTATCGCCAGCGTCGCGGGTTACCTCGATCCTGGCAGGATGGCCAGCATGGACAGGGGCCTTTGCCTCAATCGCAACGCGAGCAGCTCGCACCACCTCCGTCATAATGCTAGGCAAGTCCTTCCCCGCAGTGGATCGAATCAGGTCTTGCACGGCAGCTTCGGGGAGATCCGCAGCGCCAGCGGCCCGGCGAATGTGCAGCTCTCGGGCAACCTCGTCAGGGGCAGGATCGAAGCCTTGAACAGCAGCAGGAGCGGTGACAACAGCCGGTTGTGTCACGGCGGTATCGGCTGGAGCAGTGGCCGCCGGGTCGCCCCCGGCCTTTTCAGTAGCAGTAGACATCGGGGGGTCCGCAAGGGTTGATTCTGTTATTGCATCCACCGAGCGCATGACGCTCGCTGGATCTTGGCCGGCGATCACCAGCGAGACAGCAACCGGCTCCCAATCGATTGCTCGATCAAGGGGTTGATCTGCACTAGCACGCTGCCATCTGTAGATCCGCGCATCAACAGAAAAACGCGCAGATCCATTCCTGAGGCGGGGAATGGCAACCGCCATGGCCTCATCGGGGCCATCTACCTGCACCGTGCCGACTAGGGCATTACTGCCATCCTCAGCACGGCCCAGGTCCATCGCCGTGATCGCTCCCCAGCACGAGGCAGAGGTGCGCTGGTGGTCAATGTCCATAGGCAGCGGACGCCCTGGCCAACGAATGGCCGAGCGTTCGTGCACCAGCTGGACACCGTCGCCCACATCGGCGTCAGTTGAAATGACCACTGTGGCGGTCCGGTTCTGTTCATCCCAAGAAGATGGGGCGACAAGGGCCATTCGCTGGCAGGTTTGACTTTCTGTTGCCAGTGTCACCGCTGCTGTGGTCATGGGTTCGGGCATCATTCTATGATATCAAATCCGAAGTTTCGCTTGCTGGGGGTGTAGTCGGCAGGGGAGCGTTGGAAACCTGCAGGCCGCCGCTGTCGTTTGTCTGGCTGGCATCCACCGTCAGCACCAACTTATGGATCTCCCTGGCGTCCTTGAGGTCCTTGGAAAGCTCGGCAAGCACCTGCTGAGGGACATAGCCCAACGACCGCTGGACCTCGGACAGGCTCAGGATGCCGGCCCTGATCGCAATGACCAGCGCCTTGATCTCTTCGGACGGGTTGATCATCTCCCGCCTGGGAGGAGTCCAGACCATCCGACCGTTTACCCGGTTGGCCATGCCGGCTATTTGCACGGCAGCAGCAAGCCGCCTAGAAACTGGCTCTAGGAACTGCGGAATCATGATGTTCCAGCGCCAGTGTCCGATGTTTCGGTGGAACTCAATCCATCCCATCCGGCCGCTTGAGAAATTGACATCGGACAGAATCCCAGTCAAGGATTCAAACGTGATGCCGTAACCTGCTGCTACTGAATGCAGATGATGCCGTTGCAGTTCTATAAAATTACCAGCTTCTGGAGGCTTGCTAAATTCGATCGATTTTCCTGGCGGCAATACTTCGATGGCGCCGGGCTCTATTTTTTCAAAAATGGTTGCAATTGCACTATCTGGATTCTTGGGATCAACAGAAGGAGCGACAACATTGTCAGGGTCTGAATCTGTAATAAATGCAGTGAAGCAGCAGGCCAGCTTGTCCAGCAACATGCGGGCCTGGGCATGGTCGCCAATGTCACGCAACGTAAGCAGTGATGAGGCGCCCCATGGAACACCAGTAGCCTGGCCAGGGCGTCGCACATCGTAGACGTGGCAAATTTCAGAGGCTGGGATTTCATTAGACCCTAGCTGCGACTGGCGCCAGTCGCTTTCGCCTGGATGATTCTTTCTGATAAAATAGCTTTCTAGCTTGCCATCATCATTATATTTCTTGCCAAAAATAATACTAGAGCCATTGTCTTTCGACATATCCAACCAGTCTGGCTCTAGTACCTGCAAGGTGAGTGGGGGAAGACCTTGCTTAATTAGGCGTTCATCAATGCGAAAGCGAATCAGGCAACTGCCGCGAACTGCAACCGTGCGACCAATTAAAGATTGCAGTCCATAAAAGTTTAGTTTTTCGTAAAAATCACAAAGCGGTGATTCTGCCCAGTCTTTGTAAATTTGCGAATATTTTTTATTTTTATTAACTGGTTCGCCTATAATACCTTCTCCGATCCAGTTAGTTACAATTACCTTAATAGCCTTATCTGCCCACGCATCCGAGTCTACTTGATCTTGATGCCTTGATACAATTCGCTGCAATACTTGGCGAAGATCAGAATTAGGGCCCCGGCTTTGCTCATGCCATCCATCGGTTCGACGCGATTGCTTGCCTGCTTCCCACGCTCGAAGATTGGCTTTATACAGCTCAGACTGTGCAACTTTTAATTGATTCTCCAGCTGCGCCTTAGTGCGTTTTCCCATCCTTAGGCTCTTTGGAAAATCTGGTAAATGCGACGCACCGGCCTAGTCTGGCTGTTGGCTTCCACCTCGGCAGCCATAGTCCTTTCCTGTTGCTGCATCTCGGCAAGAGAGCGGAATGTCATCTCTCGTCCGTCGCTAAACCGGGTCTTCAAAACCCCGCTAGCCATTGAGGCCCGCAGTTCCGCTAGTTGCTCTGCTGTGTAGTTCATGCCGCCATTATACCTGCTACCAGAAGCTACTGGTCTTGCGGCGAATCGGCGCCGGCGCCGCCCCTCCCCCTCCCCCTCCCGTCCCCGGCGCATGGGTGCCCAGGGTGCGGGCGAGCTGGGCCCACATGGTGCCCTTGGCGTAGCGGCGAGACACCAGCAGCATTGCGGCATAGGCCATCCTCGTGCAGTCCCCGCCCTCGTCATTGCATCCTGGAGGATTGATCCAGTGGTATTCGGTGCGGGCTCGGGACTTTGGGACGTATTTCCAAGGGAACAACTCCCGCAAAAACCCATCTGTGGAGGCTTGCCCGAAGTGCAGGTATCGAGGCCCCGGCTGCTCAACCCGAAGCATGGCCTTGAGCATGTTCACGCTGGCGTCATACCCAGTGGTGTAAAGCAATCCGCCGCGCCGGGTGACTGATTGATTCTTGCGGTTGACCTCTGTCGGCTTGCCCTTCTGGATGATCGGCAGCCCCTTGGTGCCCGATCCTTTCATCGCAACCCATCGATCGGGGCGGGCCCGACAGAAATCTTCGACCTGTTTGCTGCACAAGCCGCCATGGTCAACACCCCCCAGATTGGCCTTCATGGTTCCCCCGTCCTGGCGGGCCCAGGCTTTCTTGCTGATGATGTCCAGCTGCTCCCACACCTCCGGCTGCTGGGGGTCCCCCTCAATCTCGAAGTGGGCAATGTGCCAGCCCTCCTCGCCAGCCCCCCAGCCCCAAATGGTGTAGACCAGCCGCTCGCCCACGGTGCCGCCGCCGCCCTGCACGTCCACCCCATCGGTCAGCAGCAGCACCCCGGTCGGAATGTCCCACTCTTCGCCGTCCCATGGGTAGCCATTGCCGAAGCCTACATTTTTGCGACGCTCGGCCAGGCCATCGCCGGTGAGTTTGCTGGTGATCTCATCGGCCCACGGCACCCCTAAATCTGTGTTGTGAAACGTTTGCATAGGCGCCACGTTGCCCATTTTCATCTGCTCCAGCGCCACACGATGCCTGGCCACCAGCTCGGGCCACATGGCCGCCCGGTGGTAGCTCATGCCAGGGCCCACCTGCTGTGATCGCCAGATCGGCACACCGTTGCGCAGGACTTGCTTGCTGCGATCCAGGCCCAGCGGGCAAGCCCAACCAGCCGCCTTGTCCATTGAATACAGGTTGCTGTAGTCAATTGGAGTTTCGCAATGCTCGCAGCGAATCCGCCCCTCATCAGGGCCCTCTTTTATAAAATTCTCCCAGCGCAGTTGTTGATAGTGATTACAGTGCGGGCATGGATAGTATCTATATTGTTGATCGCCTTTCTTAAAGGCTTGCTCCATGTAATCGTTAGGGTATATCGGCGTACCGCCAATCGTAAAGAACGGGTCCCAAATGTTACCGGCCCGCTGAAACAGGTTTCCAATGGTGTCACCTTCGGGGCTGTCGTAGGTGGCCGGCTCTTCAAACAGGATTGGGCTTCGCTCCACCCGACGACCAGACCGGGGCGTTGCGGCGCTTACCAGGTGGATCAACGCACCATTAACAAGCTGCTTAAAATCGTAGCTATTCTTCAATGCCCCTTTTGTTTTTTTATTATTTAATTGTCCTTTTAATCTTGGGATTCCATGATTGTCGTCAAACATTGAATCTATATCTTCAGTGCTGTATTTCTGCACTTCAGAGTCTGTAGGCTGTACCAGCATTATCTTAGATCGGCGCCAGTCCGAGAAAAACACGATCACCGCTTTCACATACTCCGACCAGCCAACCCGCGACGGTTTCTGGCAAACCATGCACTCAACCTCTGGGTCGGTTGGCGCCAGGAACCAATCCTCTTGATATGGCCTAGTTCGCCATTTTTGCCGGCCATCAGTTGCGCTTGTCACATAGTAATGAGTATTACTATAATCCAACATTGTCATAAACGGTTTAGGCTTTACCATGGCGGCAAGCCGTTTGGCCATCTTTCGGATATTGCGATCAATCATTCCGGTAGCTCTTCAAACTCGTTAGAAGATACAGACTCAAAAATCTCGGATATAATCCTTTCGATTTCACTTAGTTCTTCGTGAGTAAGGTGAGGGATCATAGCCTTGATTCGCTTATGAGCCGAGCTTGCTAGGGTGGTTAATTGGAGCAAGACAGCGTTATAGGCTATTTCCATGTCTTCTTTGTAAACTAGCTTTTCTTGTTCTTGCTGCAATGCCAAGGCTTCGCGTTGTGCCTTGATCGCGGCGATCATCTTTTCGCTTTCTGCCCTTTCGGGCACCTTCCCCTTGGGCAGCCCTGCTGTAATTGCCCGCTGAGTGGAGGGCTGCTTGTGGGTTGGTTGATCGTTGGCGCTGGCTTGCGCCGTGGCTGGCCCCTGGCCAAGGTGGTGACCAGTGCCGCGTTCTGCTGGGCTGGTGGTGTTGGCCCACTGCTCATCAGCCAAGTCAGGATCGATCAG